ACACCGATAAACCATGTAAACCCATTTGTTCCCATAAATTCAGGCACATTAACCATTTTTTATATTCCTCACGAGATATAATCTGTATTTTGTAATGTTTTTATGTCATAACCATTGAAGGTTTTTTGATTAAATTTCGTTTGCGAAATTGGCATTAAATCTCTGACAAGAGATACACACATATCATGATAAAACATTCCGAATTGATCTTTCTGTTGAATTATATGATTAATTCCATGAACAATGTAACGGCCAGAATATCTCATATCAATATTTTTATTCATATCATTCGGATGATTGTTGTCAGTTATTTCTACAATTAAAGGATCGCCCAACTCTATCAAAAAAGTTCCATCTATAATTATATTCAAAGTATTTTCTTTTAGTAGATGATTGAATGGTTTTGTGTATTGGTAGTATTTATAAGTCAGATCATTCATTTCATCTTCACTATTCCACGGAAGAAAATAAGTGTACATGCTAGATTTCCCTATGGATTTAGAGAAATTTTCAGATACATTCAATGATAAATTTTCTAAAGTTTTATCATCGGTTCCAACATGAACAAATTTCTTAATATCATCTGCCATACTAAACAATTCTTTTGTCACCCTTTTAGTATTAAAGTCGAAACGTTGAACTTCGCCACTATAGAAACCATTGATTATTCTTTCAAAATTATTGCTTCTGGTGAACGCCTCATATTTCTTTATATTTCTAAAGAAAGGATTACCGATTTTCAAATTAGCAGATAATTCAGAATAATAATACGTCAATGGAGTAGTGTTTGCATTACTCTTTTTAATTATATCTTCAAATGATCTAAAATTGTACCCGGTTTTTGTTTCATAGAAAAAGAATTTTGAAAATAAATAATCATTTTTAGAGTATGATTGTTGTTGAAGAATTTCTATTTTTTCAAATGGACGTATCTTGGTGAAAGCAAATGTTCTACTTGAAAGAGTATCTTCAAACGTCTCTAATGGTATTTCACTGCGCAATTCCTCATCCAATATTTTTTTCACAATATCAGTTATATTTAAATTAACATACCCACGAGATTTGAATAGAAATGAATTGGAGAAAAAATCAACAGATACCAAAGATAAAATTAATAAAGCACTATCGCCACTCTCATTTTTAACTTCTAAATCTATTCCACCAACAACAAATTTATAGTAAAATTTAGTTCCTTCTATATTTTCCATTTCAATTATCACAAATTCTTCACCTGTTATAGTGAACATTTCATTATTCATTATACCATCATAATCATTCAATATTAAAGTTCCGAACAGAGTGTGATTGTCCATTCGTGTTGTAAATTCAAATGAAATAATATATTTAATTAAACTTAGTTCCTGCACGGAGTCGTTAACTTTATTAATTGGAGTCAATAAAGCTTTATTAATTTTCGTAAAATTTAAATTTCCGGGCGATGTTACTTCTACCATTTTATTTCAAATTCACGTCCAATCCACGCAACATACTTTTTATTTCCCCATCTATTTGATAACCGACATTAGGTAAAACCGCATTCAAAAATCGTCGTTTTTCATTTTCTTCATATTCATATTCTGCATGTGTGACGGGAATATATAATAATTGACGTGCTTCCGATAATTGATCGTATGTGTCTGTGTTTATTAAAACAGTATTACTAAGAGAACGAGTATTTGTTATAACAGGTATCAATCTACAATTGGTTCCATTACTAATATCTCCACCGCTATTATAAATTACAATTTCAGGAACAGAAATATCAGCACCTTTTCGTTTCATTTTTATATTGGTTATTCCACCAGAAACATTTGTTGTTATATTTCCTCGTGCGTCTTTAGTTCCCCCACTAATTATAACATAATCTGTGTTTGAATACCCGCTTCCGGCTTGTGTAACTTCTATAGATTCGACGTAATTTTCCACTATATCTAATTTGTAATGTTTTACATCATCGGGAAATTCATATTTATCCTTAATATATTCATCCAATTGTTTAGCTGTTAAATACCATTCATAATACGGATCGATTATATCATTCAAAATGTAAAACAAATAATCATAAGAGGAATCATTGAACAATAAATGTGCAATGTAATCGGCTCTGTCTCCTTCCTGAATAGCCAAAGTTTGAAGAATAGCCTTCTTTGAAATATCTCGTAGATTTCCTTTAACTAAAATATTACAAAGAACAGTATCAACATTTTCCGATTTATAATGTATTGTTGGAAAATTTTTAAAATATCCTGGCATATATTATATCCCTAGTATGGAAGAATTAAGAGTATTCAGTTCATTACCATTTCTTAATAATGGTTTAATTTCAACTAAATTTAAATATAGACCATAAACTGTTGGTGTTCCTGTTCCGGAAAAAAATGAAGGATAATCAGCAGCAGTTCTATCAACGAAAAATTTTTCAATTACACACGGAGCAACAGGAAATACATGATCTGGATTTCTTGGTCCCAATATTCTAAAATTTATTAATTCTGGATATTTCAACAAAAGTCCAAATAAATCTGGTTCCGGATGCATTCTTAATCGTATTTCTCGAATTATATTTTCAACAGTATTTGTTTCTTCTTCATTTTCTGGATGTAATTTCCAAAATAACTGGTATTTTCTCAATTCAACGTTTTTCAATCTTGTTATTGTGTATGGGTTCAATCCCATTCCTAATAACGGACCAGCAAATGTGCCAATACTATCTAATAAGTCGCTGTTAGAACGGCTTATTTGTCCTCTGCGAGAAATATATGATTTTATAAAATCTCTCAATGCTTCAAAATTACCTGTATCGTATTTAACGCTGTATGGTTCAAGAATTCTAATTGGAACTGGTAATGTTATAGCGGCAGTTGGCGTGCCGGCACCGGCATTTGGTATAGATGAAGGATTTGACAATCCTAATATATTAGCACCGGGTCGTGTGCTAGTTAACGTTTGTGGATCAACACTAATAGAATATTTGTAGAAAACCATTAATGTTTTATGTGGAAATGTGTCAATTCTACTAGCAGGAAATTTATAATTTCTCTGCGTCAATGCATTTCTTGCTCTTTCTAATACTTCTTGTGCTGTTGGCATTCTGAACCTTAAATAAATAATGGATAATTATGTATTTATTTAGGAAGAACAATGGCATATAAAGGTTTTTTTAAACCACGAAATCCCGAAAAATATAGAGGCGATGTAAATAATATAATCTATAGAAGTAGATGGGAATTAAAATTATTGATGCGAGCCGATATTGATCCAAACATACTTCAATATTCATCGGAAGAATTTTTTATTCCATATTACAATCCATTAGATGATAAATGGCATCGTTATTTTCCTGATATGTGGATGAAAACAATAGATGGAAGAAATTTAATATTGGAAATAAAACCATATAAACAAACAATACCACCAAAAAAACAGAATAAAAGATATTTAATAGAAATGCAAACATTCATAATAAATAAACAAAAATGGGATGCTGCGTTGAAATATTGCGGAAAAAAAGGAAGCGGCTGGCATTTCATAATATTAACAGAAAAAGAACTGGATATAAATTTCTAATGCCATTTAATATACAAGCTTTTATATCTCAAATAGATGTAGTTAAAGGAATGATGCCTGCTTCTAAATTTGAAGTTAGGATTTTCATACGAAATAATAGTGTTCTGAATAGATTGCTTAACACAGACTATATTTCGTTTTTTGCTTTCTCGGCAGATATTCCAGGAATTAATTCAACAACAGAAAATATATTCCTAAATGGATATGGTAGAGTCAATGAAATTCCTGTTAGACCAAATATATCCGAATGTGATATTGAATTTTACATGGATGAATCAAATACCGCATATGAATTATTTTATACATGGATCAGTAATGTAATAAACCTTGACGGTAATAATTACAAATTTAGAAATAGTGCACGAGATTCGTATTACGATGAAGTTTTCTATGCAACTGATTACTATGCTGATGTCGTAATTGATGTTTACGGAAACACTAACAAATTATTCAGTGTTCAATTATTGGACGCCTTTCCTCTTTCACTAACTGGAATAGGACTTGATTGGAACAATATAGATTTAAATGCAACAGGAGAAGTTAAATTATGCTTTCGTTCTATGAAAATAAGCTTCGCTAGCACTGGTGGGGCATCATAATGAATATTCAAGTAAATCACCCAATTTTATTAATAAATCTTCCAATAACTAAAAAAGAAATAGTTATGCGCGTTATGACTATTAAAGAAGAAAAAATATTACTAACCGCGCAATCAAGTAAAAATCAAATGGAATTATTACATGCTATGATGGTTTGTCTCAATAATTGTATGGTGGAAAGTAATAATGTAGATTTGTATAAAATACCATTCTATGAACTTCAATATATTTTTCTTCATCTTCGTTCCGCCTCCGTTAACAAGATAACAAAATTGCTTATACAAGACGAATACAATAAAATTAAAAAACACGAAGTAACTATAGACATAACCAATGTAAATTTCATTACTAATAATAATGAAATGTTGGTAATGTTTTCTCACAATGAAGGATTGGAAATGATGTATCCAACCTTTGACACTGTTAAAAAAATGCTGCTATTTGACGATCCAATAGAAAAAACCATTGAATTTTTGAAACATTGTATACGAAAAATTTTCACAGAAAATTCTGTATACAACACAAATACAATGACAACAGAAGAATTGACTAATTATATTGAATCTCTCCCTGCGTCATATTTTGAAAATCTAAAACAATTTATAGATAATTTGCCAAAAATTACATATGAAATAGAATACACTAACACCAAGGGAGAATACAGGAAAATCGTATTAGATGATCTTGAAAATTTTATCTAGTGATGTTGGGGCATAATGATATGATAACTTTTTATCAAAATATTTTCAATATGCATCAACATCACGGATACAGCATTCAGGAAGTAGAAAATATGGTAATCTATGAATTAGAAATTTTCAATGCAATGATAATTCAATACATAAAAGATAAAGAACTGTTAGAAAAAAATAATTAATGTCAAATTTAAATAACATTCAACAATTAAATCCAAATATAAGAATACCTTCTGTAAATTTATTATTAAATGAAGATTTGAATAATAATGTAAGAAAATTAACAAATTTTTCATTTGTTAATTCAGGGGAACAGATTGTTGATTCATTAAAAAATACGTTAAAGCCGGTAACAGAGATAGAGCCTTCTGTTAATATGTCTGTTGTTGTTCCGGAAATACGAAGACAGAAAATTAAACAAATTTTCAATTTAAATAAAATTAAAGATGTGAATGGTGTAAATTTAAATAAAATTTCTTCTATATCAAATGTTATAAGCGACGATTACATCAATAAATTCCAAATACCAGAAATTAATAATGTGATCATAAATAATCAGCAGAATTCTATTTCAGAAAACGTTGGTTTGAACAGTAAAAATACATTAATAGAAGAAACCAATATTTTAAGAAATGTATATAAAGATATATTTGATACATTTCCAGAAAATGATCCCGAATTTGCAAACAATTCAGTATTATTAGACGGAACAATTAGAGAAATAGGTATTCCGGAAAGTATAGTAACAAATATTTCAAATGTTGTGATGGCATCAAGAAATAACGACGGCGGCGAATTATTATCTTTATTTTCAAATTCCCCAGAATATCAATCTAAAATTGAAACCGATATTAATTCCAGTAGAGTTGTTCCGTCTAATGAAAACAATATACTATCATTGCAAAATAAATCTAGAAATAATGTGGAGGAAAAAATTCCACAACAAAAAAATAAAAACACGACATTAAATACGGTTCAAATAACAAATAATGACAAGACTAATAACGAATTAAATGATCTTCTGAATTTAAAAAGAAATACCTTTGAAAAAAATGAAAATGTTGGTATGTCTGTGCCACCATCCAAAATTAGTGAAACAACACCAAATACATTATCATCAATAAAAAATAATGTTGAAAATTTAAACGGATTATCTACGATTAAATCTGGTATGGCAGAAAACGTATCTGTTTCCAACTTCACAACAAAAAATAAATCAACTGATAATATTTTAAATAGAAACATTGCTACCACAACATCAAATAATATTAATGAATTTCCGTCCACTACAAGCATTACAAAAAATTCATCAACAGTAATATTACCAGCATCTAACAAAACTAATGTAAATCATAATATTTCAAATACACCTAGAAATAAAAATATAGATAGTGACGGAATAAAACTTAATAATTCAAATATCAATTCAATTGAAGGAATATTTAATACATCATCAAAAGGAACTTCATTAATTGATAACAGTGTCAATAGTGCTGTAAATAATAAAAATGTATCATCAGACAAATTGAATATAAATAATATACCAAATATTGAAACAAATGAATTGTATTTGAAAAATTCCAATAATTCAGAAAATTCTAATTATTCTTTAAATTCGCCTTCTGTTACACAACATTCCACAAATATAAGTTCTGTATCAACAACTATGATACCCGCAACATATTCACATACTAATGGACAAAGCACATCAAATGTAAATAAACAACAGATTAGTGCCTCGATGTCTAAAAATAACAAAATCGATACGATTGAAAAAATGCCGGCAACTACAGTTATTAAAAATTATGGTAAACCACCCCCAGCAATTTCTATAAAAAATACATTTTCCATGGAAAATAATGCAATTGAAAATAATAATATGAATAGAAATTATTTAAACTCCATAGAAGAAAAAACAGTGAATATAAATGAAATACCGAATCTTTCAATGGAAATGACACCACAGAATGAATCTATGGTGTTTAATATTCCAGAGCCTAGATATGTTCCTCCTTCACCGGCAATTGGAAAAATTAATTAGAATATTTCCTCATGGCACTCTCAAATCCCTCGAATTTTTTTACCACTTCATTAAATTGACCATACAATAAATCTGTATTACATGTGTAACTATTATTTGAGTAACTTTCTATTTCATATTTTTTTGGAATTTTATGTATGTCTGAAAAAATATCCAAAATTTCATCCACATACATTTGTTCTAGATATGCGCAATTCATCATTAAATTATAATTATTACTAAATCTCAAAATATGTTTCCAATTATATAAATCAATGAAATGTTTTACAATAATACAAAAATCTATTGCTGAAATAAATGAAATCTTCTTGAGATTAGTAAGAGTGGTTTTTTCATTCATTAAGTAACGTTTAAGTAACCTAAAGGAAGGTTCAGAATAATCAAAACACATAAAAAGACGTAAAGTTAAACATTTAAAATTTGTGTCATTTGATATAATATTTTTTGATAGACCGTAACTATCAGATGGAACAATATCACAAAAATCCCATTCTCTTACATTTTCAATATTTGTGGTAATATCAAATTCTGCACCGCTACCTATATTAATTAATAATCCGTAATAATCCCTACAATTCATAAGATTTCGGTGAATTTTTAAGTTATTGATAAGTTCATCTTTATTAAAATCACCTAATTTCTGTTTACCGCCCTGTGTTGCACAATTAATTATAATATCTGGTTCCATGGATGAAATAAAATATTTTGTGGAAAGATAATGAGTAAAATCATAATTATCTCTATTTAATCCTTGCACATTATAATTTGAATTTTTTTGAAGCTCTCTAATCAACACCGATCCTAAAAAACCTTTAGACCCCAATACCAAAACATTAACCATTAATACGATTCCTTACCATTATCTAAAAATGGGTACATGTCATCCAAAGGAGCTTGAATAGTTTTACCATCAACAACTTTAAATGATTGCATAGGAATTATTTCTTCTACTTCATGACAAACGGCTTGCATTACACATGGAGTAGAAAGCCTGATAATATCATCAAAATTATCTAATATGGAATGTAGATTGTAGAATTGTAAATCAAAAGCATTGGCCATATTTTCGATTGGAGGAATATTAACGCCGGAAGTTGAATCAACTCCATAAACTCTATTATTGAAAAAATTCTTTTGAGTATTTTTAATGGACATATATCCTCTATTATCCAATACCAAAATTTTAATAGGTAAATTAAAATATTTTATTGTGGATAACTCTTGAACATTGCTCATAAAACTACCGTCACCAACAATAACCAAAACATTTTTATTTGAAGATAACGCAACTCCAACAGAGGCGGGAATTGAAAATCCCATATCTGCCTGTGATTGACTGAATATAAATCTTCCATTATGAACATTTCTCAAATTAACAGGACATGTGTAGGATGGCGAACCAGCATCAGTTACAACTACAATATCTTCTGTCAATGATCTACTTACTAATTCCATTATTTCATAAATGGAGAATGGAGAATTATCCTTTTTATCAATTTCCATTTTCTTTAGTTGATATGACCATTTATTTTTCCATCTATTACATTGATCAAACCATGCTTTTTTTTCATAATCATTAAACATTTCAAACACCATTAACTACTGTAAAAAATTTAGATAAATGCATATTATATTTTTCGTCAATGAAAACTATTTCTTTATCTAATTCTGCACGATGAATATCAACCATTATTTTATATGAATTTGGTGAAAATAATTCACTAGAATAACCTATATGACTAGAATTCAAAGAACACCCCAATATCAATAATACATCGGCGTGCTGCATAGCCATATTACCAGCACGAGACCCTTTAACACCTATGCATCCAATATTGTATGGATCGTCATATGGAATAAAGTCTCTTGCGCCATATGTTGACACATATGGAATTTTATATTTGTTTATGAATGTAATGAATTCATCAATGGCATTTGCTTGTGCAATACCATTTCCTGCCAAGACAATAGGTCTTTTTGCGTGTTTAATAAGACGATATACAACATTCTCAATAATTTTTCTATCAGAAAACTCATGAGAATATAAATCATCGATCGACCTAAACCTAAATTTATATGATAAAGTTTCTTCATCCATTTTTTCCACCTGTATATCAGATGGAATATCAATCCACACCGGGCCGGGTCGGCCAGTAGTCATTAAATCGAAGGCGATATCTAGAACATATGGAATGTCTTTATAATTTTCAATAAAAATAGAATCTTTAGTTAGAGGACCAACTAATTTAATAATATCGTTTTCTTGAATACCATATTTACGAATACTAACACGACTAAATTTATTAATAAATCTAGAGGTTTGTGATAATTTAACATTTCCAGAAATAAACAATACAGGAACGCCATCTTGCCATGCGTCAAGCAAAGGTGTTATACAATTGGTTCCACCACAACCAGTAGTTGGATTAACAACAGCAAAATTCCGTGTATATTTTGCTTCACCAATGGCGGCATATCCGGCGGCTTGCTCATGATGAAAACAAACATAATTGATGTCAGGATTTTTAATAAATCCATCATTCAATCCAGAAGCACCGCCACCCATTAATCCGTAAACATTTTTTATTCCATGATTAACAAGTTGTTGTGCAATATAATCACAAACTCTCATTGAAACTTACTCATAAAGTTTTTAACCATTTTTCTGATATAAATCATTTGTTTTACACTTATAGTTGGACTCGTGCCATGAAAAAATGTTGATGTTGTTGCATAAGTTGCATTTGGAAAATCTGTTTTTGCATTAGGAAAATAATTATTACGAATATCCGAATATCCCGGCTGTAATAAAATATTACCGGCAAAATATGGTCTAGTCTGAATTTTTTTTTCTTCCAAATACGAAACTATATCTTTTCGAGTGAAAGGTGAATTTTCTTTCACTGTCAGAGGAAAAGCAAACCACGCCGGATCAGATTTTTCCGTTGCTCTTGGTAATATGAAATATTTCTCATAATCACGATATGTTTCAAATAGTAATTCAAAATTATGTCTTCGTATAGTATTAATCACCGGCAATTTATGTAATTGTTGTAAACCAATAGATGCCTGTAATTCAATTGGTTTGAGATTAAAACCAATTTCATTGTAAATATATTTGTGATCAAAAATTTCCCCTGGTAATTCCGAAACCCATTCCGAAAATCTTTTACCACAAGTTCCACAAACTAATTTATTAGCCTTTTCTCCCTGGCAATAACAACCTCTTCCCCAATCTCTCAATGATTTCACAACATCATTTAGTTCATTATTTTTAGTTGCAACAAAACCGCCTTCCCCTAAAGAAATATGATGTGCGGGATAAAAACTACATGTTGCCATATCTCCAAAAGAGCCTAATAATTTATCATCATACATGGAACCTAGAGCATCACAACAATCTTCCAATAAAATTAGATTAAATTGTGTGCAAATGTCTAAAATTTTATCAATATTTGGAGGATTGCCTAAAACATGTGCAAAACATACAACTTGTGCATTACTTGTTTTACACGCATTATAGAATTGATCGATATCAATATTTAACGTATTTAATTCAATGTCAACAAATACTGGTTCAAACCCCAATTGTAAAATTGGATTGATTGTTGTTGGAAATCCGGCAACAGGGGTAATTATTCGAGTGCCTTTTTTTAAGCCATATGCATTTTTGCTCAATAATGTGGCATACATTAATAAATTGGCTGATGAACCACTATTCACCAATGAACCAAATTTTTTTCCTAAATGTCTGGGAAATAGTGATTCAAAATGATTTGAATCTTTCCCCATTCCCATCCAACCGGAAAGTAATGTTTTCACAGCAGCAACATATTCTCTGTGATCATAATATGTTCCGGAATAATTAATTTGGTCGCGTCCTTCAACCCAATCAGAACTTGATTGCCTATCTTTTATATAAATTTCAACATCATTTAATATATTATTAATTTGTTCACTCATAATCTAATTACCTTACAATATTATTGACCATTATTTTTGCTTGTTCTATTTTATTTTCTAAAGTCAATCCAGGCCAATGAACAGCCCAATCTCCTTGCTGCCATATCATATTTTGACCTAGTAAGTCAACATCAGTTGGAAGTTGACTGTGAGTGTATATTTGTTTTTGTAAACTTGACATATATCTAGCAGGAACAATACCTATAATATTGTTATATTTGTTTAAGGTATCAATGACAGCCTGTTGTTCTTTCCATGAATGATTAACATAAATGTGTTCTAGATTGATTAAATCTTGAATGTAATTTTTGGCCTCTTGTGAATTTTTAATCAATAAATTACCAACATTTATTCCATTAAAATACATAGTCCATATCACGTGAACAGAATTATTAATTCTATCTTCAATTTTTATATTGAAATTAGTTACCATTGCATCACAATCTACAATGAATAACCATTCACAATCTGGATATAATTCAAAAATTTCCAATATTAAATGAAGTCTGGCGAATCCCATATCGGGAGTTCGCCAGTTATCTTTCTTGCAATAAAATGTGTAACCATGTCTATTGCAATATTCCTTTTTTACTTCATCTGTGATTGAAGCTAATTTTTCATACCCAGAATCATTAAAAGATGCTACTACAAACATTAGATTCTTTTTGTCAGATTTTTGAAGAAGCTTGCGTCTTCATCATCTTCGTCATCGTCATCGGTTGTTGTATTTACAACTGATGATTTTGCCTTTGAATTTTTCACACGAGGTTGAACCTCTTCTTCCTCATCTTCATCCTCTGATGTATCCCACGGAACACTATTTGGATTAGTTTTTTGAAGTTTCTGAGCTTTTGGTTTAGCATTTTCTGTCTTAGTATTTTTTCCAAGAACAAATTCTAAACGCTTTTTCAACTCTTCATAAGTCTTAAACTTGGTTTCATCAATCTCGCTTTTCAGAGAATGAGAATTTTTCCAAATAGTTTCTAGCACTTCATCATCATCCGAAATAGCTGACGGGGGAGTAATGAAAGTGGATGAATCATAATTTCTTTGACCTTCAACACGTCTTGCAATTAAACGAAAGTTACAGCCTTCCCACATGTCAAAAGGATTGATGGCTTCAACCCCTTCAAATGGAGGGTTCATTAACTCATTGATTTTATCAAAGATTTTCTTACCAAATTTGAAACGAAAAATTTTACCGTTATTTTCCGGCATACCTTTGTCGTCAATGACTAAAATATTTGCAACATAATAAAGTTTACGTTTACGCAATTTAGCTAAAGCAACATTCGCGTCATTTTTTGATTCATATAATTCATTAACATGTTCAACTACGGGATCGTCTTGACCAATTGTCGTTAAACATTTTTCGATATACCAACGCTTTTTATCACCATGATCAACACTGAATGAGTGTTCCCAAAAACGAATAAGTGCCTCTCCGTCTTCGCCATCAACAGCAGATGGAGGAAGAAAACGAATAATTGCCAACGCATTTCCAGCTTTATCTACCGTAGGTTGCCAATAGGTATCATCAGAAAAAGATTTTTTACCGCTCTGCTCTTGTAATCTTTGTGTTAATTTATCAGCTTGAGCTTTACGACTATTTTTTAACGTAGCGAAATCTACCATTTTTTTATATCCTTCTTGTATATTTTGTATGTCTAGTATATGTTGTATATTTTGTGTAAACAGTTTATTGGAATTTTTGTATTACTACATTTCTATATATCTCCAAATCAACCTGTATGAAAGACCTATACTTAATAATTTTCTGAAAAATTTCCGGCCAAATAACGGTATCAATAATTTTACCGTTTACAATTTCCATGAAATTTGTTAGTTTATCAATAATTATCACCGTTTCCATTGTTATTTTTTGTTGAAGGAAATTTTGAATGATTTTTGGATAATAACCATCTACTATTTTAAAGTTGTCGTCAAAAATATCTAAAAATTCATTCAAATCTTTTCTAAAAACATATTGTAAAGATTGATTTACCTTACACCATTCATTATATACTCTGTCTCCGTCCTTTGTCAAGCAATCTGTTACCCAGCATTTAGGATTTTTCAACAGATTTGATAAAATTAAACCACGCGGATCGGGTTTACGTGATAATCTGTAGAAAGCATGTTTATCATTTCTTTTTTCAAATGTTTCAACCTTGACATTAACTTTTCCATTATATTTAAAATAATCATATGAAGGTGTTTTGAAATGACGGGAAAGACCTAAAAATAAGCAGTATGCTTCATAAGAGTTCATTATTTCACCAGTTTTAAATCTTTTGCCTCTTTTTTCAATTGAGAAAAAAATGCTTTATCACTCTGAACTATTTCGGCAATAAAATAAGGATCGTAATCATTTCGTTGTTGATAATGATTCACGGCATCTATCAACAACACATTATTTTTCTCCGATAATTCTCGTATTGCTTTTATATGTTTATCTAACATTTCATACTTTCATTATATTTTTTTATCACATTCATTAATTGTTCAACATAATTATCTCTTTTTTCTTCAAATATACATCCACCGCCATCATTAAATGTCATTAGAATAACTAAATTATTAATAGGAATTCCTGTAAGTTCCTCAAACATTATACTGTAGGATGTTGCCTGTAGAAAATAAGAGAGAATTTGATCCTTTGTTTTTTCTTTCTTGGAAGTTTTAAAATCTATTACTGACAATTTTCCCTTGAATTTAGCTATAAGATCAGTCTTTCCGGCCAAACCAAGATAATCTGAATAAAGAGCTTTTTCGACTCCATACACATCATCAACATATTTGTCCAGGCAATTTTGAATAAACTTAAATGACATATTTGTTATTATATCATTTTTATCTTTATAATTTTCTTCATTCATGATATATCGTTCACACATATCATGTAATTTAGTTCCCTTTCGAGAAGCTTGCACTAAAATTTTTTTAGCTTCTTCTTCTCCAACTCGAAGTTTCCATTTGTCTATTCCTTCTTTTGACAGCGTAGACATTACAGTAGTTACGGAAGGATATGAACATCCATTTGGATGAAAGTATACCCTTCCTCTTTCAGTTGTTTCCGATTTTACGATATCTAATTTACTCATATCATAATCTGTAATATGAGTAAATATTTTGTGTCTTGCCATCAGTAAAGGCCCAATTCATGACGGGCTTTAATATATTCTTTCACAAAACCGGAACGAACAATATCTTTAATACCAAATTCTACAGTTTCAACAGAATCAATATTTCTCAGAACATCCATTATTTCATATAAACCACTTTGTTCGGTTCTTTTATCTTTAAGATCATCCTGGCGACAATCACCGCACATTATAAATGTAGTATTTTTACCAATTCTGGTTAATATGCTGTGAAGTTCCATTCTTGTCATATTTTGCATTTCATCAATAATAAGAAATGCGTCATCAAAAGTTAATCCCCTAACAAAAGATGTTGATTGAAATTCAATGATACCCTTTGATTTCAATTCTGAATACGATGATTTAACTGGAATTTTAGTTTTAACTAAGTCAGAACAAATTTGTTCATATGGTAATTCGTAGATATTGATTTTCTCGGAGATTTTTCCTGGCAGATAACCAATTTCTCTTGAAGGAACTACGCTTCGTATAATTATAATTCTTTTTTGCGTGCAATTTCCTGACAATAATTCGTCAAGCGCAAGATATAATGAAATATATGTTTTACCTGTTCCCGCAACTCCATGAAGTATAAGATGTTTATTATCATCAAATGCGTCAAATGTTTTCTGTTGCTGAATAGTTAAAGGCTTAATTTGCCTTAATTCAAACATTTCGCTCAAAGATTTTGGCACCGCATCAGTATGTTTAGCGTTTGCTCTTTTTGGTTTATTTTTGACGACACTCATTAGAAAGTATTAATTCCTCCACCACGGGGATGATTTTTCTTAATTTCTTTTAAAACGTCTCGAAAACTGTCATCTGGTTTTCTAATTCCTAATGTGACAGGATCACCGAGAGAAACTGGATTAATTAACAATTGAATAATATCTGGATTATCATTTAACAATTTTTCCCTTTCACTATTACTCATCATTTCTTGCCATTGATCGCCAGTTTTTTTATTTTTGAAATTGTATGTTGGCATATTAACTACCTTGTGAATCTAAAATTAATCAATAATTTTCTTAATTATGTCAGATAATAATTGAGTGGTTGCTTCCACCGGAATTGCGACATCTATTCCATAATCTTCTAAAAAATGTTCCGTGATATTATCATCACCATCAAAAATTTCAATATATGTTTTTGAGACATACTTATCGGACATGCCAATACCCTCAAAACAATGCATCAATTTAATTGAATATTTGTTAAATTGAATTGTGGTGCAATAATCTGCGTCCAAATCAGAATTTTTAATTAATGGTTTTTCTTTGAACCATAATTTATAATTTAAATTGGAATCCATTATCATCGTCACTTTCATTTGAGTACATATTTTTATTTCGGCGATTTTCTTTATGTCTTTTATTTTTCCAATCGTCGCTATTGTTTTTCTTCTTTTTATTTCTGTAATCTTCACCATATTCATAATCATCATCGAAATAACGACGACTATTTGTTTTTTTAAATGTTTTACCCATCTATTAACCCTGGAAATACTTTATCAACAAATTTTTTAGTAATACGTTTGTAAGGAAGTTTTTTATCCTTAACAGACACTATCAATTCCGCATCATCTTTGTCAAGGCTTTCCAGAAGATTGATGAACAATTGTTCTCTTTTGAATTTATTGTGAGGTTTTTGCAATTCGGGGTGTCCATTCTCCACAAACATATAGAGTTTTCTGGCTTCCTGATATAACATGCCCTGTGAATCTGGAAATTCAGATGGTTTATACGGTGCCTTGCCTTGCGGCAAGATAAATTTAATTCTTTCATCAAAACAGTATTTCAAAACGATTTGTAATGCATTATTATTATGTTGATGGAGAAATTCAATTCTTTTTTCTGAATCATCTATCTCATTAGCTTTTTTCAAAATTTCAGAAATTCCTAATCTCATTATTTGTCCTTCTTGTGATTAATAATTAATAACTAGTTATATATTATTGTTATCATTTTATCTCTTTGGGAACAGTCCCAGTATACCCACATTTTTTACGGATGTCAACAAAAAAATGATGAACCAACCAGTTTTTTTAAGGAGACGATTGTAATGAAAATTGTTGTCGATATCAAAAATGAGAAAAATTCCGATTTGAATAAAATCCTCAAATTTGCAGTGAATTATTCTGTTCCCTATTTGTTCTCTTCTCTACCAAATACAAAAACATATTATTTGAATATCTACTTAAAAGATAAAAAAACATTGAAAGCAGAAAATAATGTAGAAGTATTTGGGTGTGCGTACCATATGTTTACTGATGGAAAAGAGATTAAACACCAGAATAAATCATGTATAGATTTGTGTGAGAATTTGAAACTTAACAAAATGATTTTAACATTATTTCATGAATTAGCTCATGTAAAACAAATGTGGATTAATAATATTAAATTCTTAGATGAAGGTGCTGTCATCAATGAAGTGTTGCACCCATACTCTTTCTGTGGTAGTGAGAGTTTGTCGTCATGGGAAATAGAGGCAAGTGGTTATGAAACAACATTGTTTAACATGTTCACGGAATGTTACAAATTAAAGAAAATTAATTTTTCTTTGCCTTATGATGAATTTTATGGAAAGTTGAACAATGTCCCGCAACCGAGACGAAAGAATTTTAAAGGAATTGGAGAAGGTAGCTCTGGCGAGCGATACTATTTCTGCTAATCGCGCACGATTGGCTGCATGTATTGTTTACAAAAACAATATTGTGGCGTATGGTATCAATCAGATGAAGAGTCATCCCTTTCAGGCAAAGTTTTCAAAGAATATTGAATCTATTTTTCTTCATGCTGAAACAGATTGTATTAAGAATTCTTTGAGATTTCTTGAATTGGATGAATTGAGTAAGTCCACTCTTTATATTTGTAGAATTAAGTATTGTGATACCAGTAAGAAGGAATTGATTTGGGGTATCAGTAAGCCATGTGTGGGTTGTCAACGAGCTATTGCAACATTTAATATTAGAAAGGTTGTATATAGCTGCGACGGAGATTCATACAAGTATTTATAATTCCTAAATATACCATTAGTAACTATTTTTGTATTTGGAATTATAAATGGCACAATTTCGTAAGGATACTCATCAATATTTAAATGATGGTAAAACCATATTTGAAGTAGCTATGCTTGCAGATCAATATGGTAATTTAGTTGGCGCAGCAAATCCAACTGGAACTGCAATTGATGCTTTTGGTCGTGCCAGGATATCAAATCCCTTAACATTATTTGATTCTTCTAATCGTTATAGAGATAATGGGTTATGGGCAACATCAAATAGTGCTGGGACCACTTATGAATTTAATGCAAATTCTGGTTTAATAGAATTAAATGTCACAACATCTGCAAATGCGGAAATTATACGAGAAACTACAAAAGTATTTGCCTATCAACCAGGAAAAAGTTTGTTAATATTAAATACATTTGTTTTTAATGAAGCAAAAACAAATTTACGCCAACGAGTTGGATATTTTGGCGCACAAAATGGATATTTTCTTGAGCAAAATGGAACCGATATTTATTTAGTCGAAAGATCGTATGTCAATGGAAGTGTAAATGAAATAAAAATTTCTAAATCCAATTGGAATATGGATACTTTGGATGGAACTGGACCATCTTTAATAACACTGAATTTATCTAAAGCTCAAATATTTTGGATTGATATTGAATGGCTTGGTGTAGGAACCGTTCGCTGTGGATTTATAATTAATGGAAAAATGATACATTGTCATTCTTTTCATCATGCAAATATTAATAATTTAACCTATATTACCACTGCAAGTCTTCCTTTACGTTATGAAATAAAAAATATAGAAGTTACTAGTAGTAATAGTAGTATGAAACAAATTTGTTCTTCTGTAGTATCCGAGGGTGGATATGAATTGCATGGACAACAACAATCAGTTGGGACCGCAATAACTAATGCAAAAACATTAACTACTGCCGGGACATTTTATCCTGTAGTATCTATTAGGTTAAAATCTACTGCAATGGATGCCATTGTAATTTTATCTGCTGTGTCGTTGTTAGGTGCAGGAAATAATATAAACTATAATTGGTGTATAATTGAAGATGCAACGGTAACAACTGTTTCGTGGACAGATGCTGGCGCAAATTCTTCTGTTGAATATACAATTTCCGGCACAGCAATAACAGGTGGCAAAATATTAGCAAGTGGATATTTTAATTCATCTACGCAAAGTTCAATACCAATACAGATATTGAGAGATATATTATTTAGATTTCAATTACAAAGAAATTCTTTAGCAAATACTGTAAGCACATTAAGTATTGCTGTTGCTGCTGGAACACATAATAGTAATATTTTTGGTTCGTTGGATTGGGAAGAAATTTCTAGATAACAAATGGAGAAATAAAAAAAAATGAAAAAAATAGTAAGAAATTTCCATGGAAATTATTCATTAGTTGAAAAAAAAACATTGGGTATAATTTTAAAAGAACCATTTAAAATAAAACCAGAAACATTGCCTGTTCCTGTTAAACCTTCTACATCACCAGAAACATTGCCTGTTCCTGTTAAACCTTCTACATCACCAGAAACATTGCCTGTTCCTGTTAAACCTTCTACATCACCAGAAACATTGCCTGTTCCTGTTAAACCTTCTACATCACCAGAAACATTAAAGTCAACGGAAAAAAATATTATCACAAAAACTAGCGAAGAACCAAAAAATAATATGTCAATTTCGGTTGCGGCTACTTTGGCTTCCGGTATATCTAATTTAATTAAATCTAAAAATATCAATAAACGTAAACAAGATTTACCGTCACATAGGCCATCTTCTAGTGACATTTCAACAAATATTAAAGCAATTCCTATTTTACGTGGTAATACCGAAGGAAGTATAGAACAAAAAACTAAAAAATATAAATCTTCATCTATATCTAATATAGAAAGAATTAAGAATTTAAACGCATATGAATTACAATCCACGCCAACATTTATAACGCAAGCATATGAACCGATTTTACGTGGGTATACTACTGGTAGTTTAAATCAAAAAACTAAAACATATAAATCTTCATCCATAGATAATATACAAAGAATTGCTAGACAAAATTCAACTAAAAAAACACTTCCCAGTTTGATCACTCAATCTTATGATAGTGAATTACTAAGCAGCCCACATAACACTATTACAAAACATATGTCAAAATCATATAATGAAATAAACCAGAAACAACAATTAGAAAAAAGAAAAAAAATAAAAATTTTTAAATTATATTTTGAAGAAAAATGCAAATGAATAAATAGTTAAAAATATAAATAGAGGATTATTTAATGGGAAACAGTATAAGAAAAACTTTTAATATCACCGACAGCGTAATTGATGCTGTCATGAAAATTGAAGGCATTTCCGAAAAAAAGGAAGAACAAGAACCAGTTAAGGTTATCGAAAGACCTAAAACACCTAAAGTTCCAAAGGATCAATTATTTAAAAATATTGAGAAGAAAGAAAATGAGAAAGAAGAAATTAAAGAATTTCTCTCTCCATTCGTTTCTCGTATTCTAGGAGGTCTAGCACGCAAAGCCCTTCCTAGCCCTTCCCCACGGGCTTTACCGGCTCCGGGTGGCGGCGGCGCGGGCGGCGGTAAACCCCCTGCTACTACAGCACCCCCACCGGCTTCTAGAGGCGGTAGTAGTGGCGAAGTCCTTCCACCAGAGAGACCTATTGTTAAAGGACCATCTACTACTACGGAACCTCCCACATTAGATGCTTTTAGAGTCCCGCCGGGTAGAAGACTTGGTGCAGAAAGATTACCGACGCCAGATTTAAATGACGATGAAAAAGAAAATAAACCTGCTACAAGAGCAAGAGGCGGTATAGGTTCTGATCCAGATACGTTGAAACCTCCTTCAACTTCAACACCGAAATCTGATGAAACGCCAAAACCTCCTTCAACTTCAACACCGAAATCTGATGAAACACCAAACCCTCCTCCAACAACCAGTGGTCGTAGTGGGCAACCATCTACCACAACTACTCGGCGTCCATCAACGCCTGCCACACCAAAAATGACACAGCCAAGAAAAGTGATAGATGGCGAAGTATCGACAGATGATTTGAATAAATTTTCTGACGATCTTGCTAAAGGTAAAAATCCAGTAGCAAAAAATCCACAACAACAAGCTGCCATTGATAGAATTAAACAAAGAATGCAGGATATCACAAAGGAAAACTTTGTATTTCATCCCGTATTCGGTCTAGGAGAAATTTTAGTTATAAATGAAGATTCCTATGATGTTATTTTTGAACATGGCATTGAAAAAAATATTTCGGAAGTGGCGCTAAATTTTTTAGTAAATGAGGCATCTGATAACGTTGTGAACCAACTTCCGGTTGGGTCGGGTGCCTCTTCATTTAATAATGACGGAAATAATATTCAAATGAATCTGATGTTGATTGCTGATAAATCTGTTAAATTAGCTCAATTATTAAGTAATAATTCATCAACAGAAAATTGGGTTGAACAAAATGTGGAAAGTGCGTTAGATTACATAAATAACGTATTTGAATATCTAAATTATGGAAATCAAAATGTTGTTATAAATCCAACGATAAAAGAGCAATAAAATGGCAGAAGCTACAGCTACACACACCGGTAGAATTAAATCTAGTTCGCGTATAACAAAAGCTCTTCAAAAAGCTATTACGCGAGATATCGGTGTTGAATATAATTTTGAAGACGGAACGCAAGCTACAATTGAACCTTCTTTGGCCAAGAGAGCTTTAGCGTATTATCAAAAACTTTCGCCATTTGGAAAAGCTAAAGTAGCTAAAGAAATGCGAACTTCTTTTAAATCATTTCTTTCAATAGTAAAACGATAAGGTAAATAATAAATGTCTCAATTTAGTAATAACGATGTAGCTTCAAATTCAGTTTTATGGGCGCCAGCACAATTCAATAAAACTGCAAATTCTGCCAACAGAGATACTCTTTTCACCAATACCACAGTAAGTGCATTTATAACAAATCAAACTGTTGGTATGTTTGGCATCGATGTTGCAGAGGCAAATGTGTCATCTGGAAATCTTGTGTCTGGTATAATTACTTATGCTGGCACGGGTTATACTGCAAATGCAGTTGTGACTTTAACTGTTACAAATGGTGGAACAGGCGGTAGTGCCAATGCACAATCAAATTCAACTGGTAAAATTTCTGCGTTAAATGTAACTGCTGCGGGTTCTTCTGGTTATAAAACTAGACCAACCGTTGATATTGCTGCACCGGCTAATACTACTTTTAATGCTAATTCTGCTGTTTCAGAAGGCCCTAATGGTGGTGCTAATAGTGTAATTACTATTTCATCTGCTGGTTTTTTTGTTGCGGGCGATCCAGTTCTTTATCAAGTATCCGCTACAAATACAGCTATTTCCGGTTTGACTAGTGGTACCACTTATTATATTCAATTTGCAAATTCAACTGTGGTTGCCTTGGCAAATACTCCAAATGGCGATAGAATCACACTAACGAAGGGGTTAACACAAACGGGCCATGCTCTACGTGGAATGCCTGCTACTGGTGTTGTTGTGGTTGGTGGCGCAAAAAATAATGGTGTTACCCACGCCGGGTGGGTAATTCGCACTGTTGGAACGGGTGGAAGAGCAGGAAGAACGACTCATGAAACCTTAGTAGCTATGGGATCGATGGGCAGCGATGCATCCGACGATTCTATTTTCCCTGATGTATAATGACTAAAATATCAAAATTACCAACTGCAAATTCTGTTTCGGCTAATGATTATATAATTGTGTTGACAAATCCAACAACACAAGCCGAAACAGAAAAAACTTTATTATCTACATTATTTTCAAACGTTAATATCATTAGTGTCAATAATTTAATTGTTGCCAATAACTATACGCCGGCTAGTAATAGTGTTACTATGACGAAAGGAACTTTGTTTTTTTCTAATACTCACCTTTACGTTGCTATTTCTAACAATGTTTTAAGAAGAATCGCATTAGAAACATTTTAATTTATGTATATTGAAAATTTAACTGAAAAAAACTATATTTTGTATGCTGCCAAATACTATGATAATGTGAATTGTAGTAGTACAAAAGAATTTATGGATGATCTAGAAAGAATAATATACATAAAAAGAATTTTCAACAAATATAAAAAGAGTGGTTTAATACAAAGACGATTAGTATTAAACCACTTGACTGTTTTATATAATGTGTTCAATTCGCAAGCAATAACAAGAATTTTATTTCTTAAATTAAAAGACCATTGGTGTGTGTTAAAACCATTTTTATTATATTTAAATAAATTACCAAATTATGTAATGTGTATTGAAGATATAAATATTAATACAATTGACATTCCAATGGATGAAAAAATAATAGAAGTTCTGAGACGAAAAAATGATTAAACAAGACATAGACAATATACTTAATCTACACGGATTTAGAAAAAATATTCGTTTCCAAGATGATAAGGAAATGAATGATGTATATTGCTATGAATTTTTGATTAGATTTTTGACTCCCTATGAAAAATGGCCAGCTTTTACCAGCGGTGTCATAGATCAAAATGGTAATATTTTAGTAACTAGAAGAAGAATGAGTTATAGACAAATCAAATCATTTACAAAATTTGATTTGTTAGTTTTAAAAATAAGAAAAATTATTGAGAAATCACCTCAACATTTTTTCATTAAGAATATGTCAACTCAATCATTTTTGTCATCTTTATTAAAGGAATCTGAAATTCCTGTTAATGTTTCTAGTGGTATAGCACAAAAAGATAATCCCATGCTTTTCGTGAAACGTAGAAATCCATTAATTAAGAAAGAAGACGATAAAGATGGACGAATTATTAAACACAGCTAAGCAAATAATAGCAACAGTAGCTCCAACGGTGGCAACCGCTTTAGGCGGCCCCTTGGGTGGTATGGCTATGAAAACTATAAT